CCACACGCGCGCACACGCGCGCGCGCGCGCGCGCGACCCTTTCGCCCCCGCCCCTGCCTCTTTCGACAGGGGGGTGCCACACAAAATTTTCGTCACTTTCAGGAGAATTGTCTTGACCACGCCCACCCCTTGCCCCGAATGTTATGGCGCACGTTACGTGTCGTACGACGAGGCGGTGCCGGACTACACCCACGGCGGCCACATACGCGAAGTCGTGCGGCTATGCGAAACCTGCGACGGCGCAGGTGAAATCGAGGAGGAACACGATGCGTAAGCTACCCAGAAAGCCGAAACTCGTTAACGGCGTTGGCGTCAATGACGCGGATTATGTAGTGCAGCCAACAGGCTCAGACGGGAAGCAGCGCGTGTGTCCGTATTACTTAGTTTGGCGCAGCATGCTTACCCGCGCCTACTGCCCGAAGTATCACGCAAAGTACCCCACTTATATCGGCGTCACCGTATGCGAGGAATGGCACTCGTTTATGGCGTTCCGCGCATGGATGGAGACGCAAGACTGGGAGGGCAAGCATCTGGACAAGGACATCATCGTGCCGGGGAACAAGGTGTATTCGCCCGCGACGTGCGCGTTCGTGTCGGGTCAAATTAACGCTTTGCTTAATGATTGCGCCGCCTCCCGTGGTGAGTGGCCGATTGGTGCGTCTTGGCATAAGAAAAACAAAAAGTTCCACGCCCAAATTAAGGAAGATGGAAAAAAACGACACCTCGGCCTTTTTGACACACCCGGAGCTGCCCACCTTGCGTGGCGTAAGGAGAAAGCGCGAATCGTTCGCACCGTTGCCCGTGAGTGCGACGACCCGCGCGTCGTTGCTGGCTTGCTGCGTCACAGCTATCGCATTGAATCTGGAGCCGTTTGAATGATTGAGTGTAACTGCGCCGACTGTCAGCGCCGCCGGATGCTGCGACGTGCCCTGCCCAAGAGCGACCCGATTGTCGATGCCGTCGTGCGTCGATTTAATGAGCGTAGCAAGGCCGGCATCGAGCATTACGGCTGCACAATGGCCGGGAACCCTGCGCCGACGATTGAGTGGATCAACCACGCGCAGGAGGAACTGATGGACGGCATCCTGTACCTTGAGCGGCTGAAGGCGGATTTTGATGACTGATAAGCCCTTATCCGTTCGCGAGGCGCGTGCTGCATTAGCGGCGCAGGACGAGCAGCGCCGTGAGGCGGTGGTACAGGAACTTGAGGCGCTGGCGTCCAGCGAGATTACGGACGTGCTGCAATGGGATCAGGGTGGCCGGGTGCAGGTGCGTGCCTCGGATGAGTTATCGCCGCGCGCCCGCCGCGCTATCAAGAAGGTGAAGATAACGCCCACGGAGGACGGCAACCAGATCGAGATCGAGATGCACGACAAGCTGACGGCCTTGCGCCTGTTGGCGAAGCATCGCGGCTTGCTGGAGCCGAACAGCGATGACCGGCGGCCCAGTATGATCGGCATCAATGTGAAGGGGCCGGAAGTGACGACGTATGAAATTGTTGAACAAGAGGAGAACGAGGAGTGACTACGTACATTTGCCCGCGCTGTCGGGAGGAGTCGCATGACTTCAGGTATCATCAGGCGTGCTATGATGCGCAGTTGCGCGAGGACGCACTGATCCGCGAGGCGATACAGGCGCAGCGCGAGGAGTATGCCGCGCGTCGGAGCAAGGTGGGGCGACCACGCGAGGAGGAGAGGCAACAGACGCGCACCGAACTGGAGGCGGTAGATGAGAAGTTTGCTGCCCGTATGTATGCGTGCGGCGCAGCGTACGAGGACGTACGTGTACGCGAGGTACGTACGCACGTACTGCCGCGTTACATGTGGGGTGCGGGCCGATGACGATGCCATTCACCGATGACTGGGTTGTCGTGGCAGTTAAGGATTACGGCGCTCTGGGTCGCCCGTGGGTTTTGACGGATACGGCGCTGCGCCGGTTCTTCGCCACGAGTACGCCGGAGTACAACGAGGTGAGCCGTTTCTTTCGTGACATACAGAATGAGGCGGACAACGACCGTATCTGGCTGATGCAGCAGCGCGAGGCCGATACGGGTGTGTTCCGGTTGCTGGCGAAGAAGAAGCGCCGGAAGTATTGGGTGGTGGAATGAAGGACTATTCGCGGCTTAATGGTGGCACGCGCGACTACGTGCGGTTTTACGCGGAGTTCGTGGACTGCGATTTTTGTGGTGAGGCCACACGCGGTCGCGTGTATGATGGCGAGCAGGAAGTCGTATGCGGATCATGCGGCAATGTCTTGATAGATGTAGAGATTGCGGATGGCGCGTAGTCAACGTGCAACGGATCGGTCACCGCGTCGTCGTCGCTCACGCGACGGCGAGGCGCTGACGGGCCTTAATCTTGATTTCAGCCAGAGCCCGACCGTCTGGCAGTTTTTGAATGACGACAGCTTTGTGCGCGGCCTGATGGGTCCGGTCGGCAGTGGCAAGACGTATGCGTGTCTGGCGGAAGTCATGCTGCGCGCCGTGAAGCAGCCGCCATCGCCGGTCGATAATGTGCGCTATACGCGGTTCGCTGTTATTCGTAACAGCTACCCGGAATTGCGTACGACCACGATCAAGACGTGGCAGGAGATATTCCCCGAGAACACGTGGGGCGAGATGCGCTGGTCGCCGCCGATCACGCATCATATCAAGTTGCCGCCGCGTGACGATGCGCCCGGCGTCGATTGCGAGGTGATCTTCCTCGCTCTGGATCAGCCGCGCGACGTGCGCAAGCTGCTGTCGCTGGAGTTGACGGGCGGTTTCGTGGACGAGGCGCGTGAGTTGCCGAAAGCGGTGGTCGATGGCCTGACCTCGCGTGTCGGTCGTTATCCGACGAAGAAGCATGGCGGCTGCCCGTGGCGCGGCGTGTGGATGTCCACGAACCCGATGGACTCGGATCACTGGTGGCACAGCCTCGCCGAGAAGAACCCGATCCGTGGCCGGTATCCGTGGAAGTTTTACAAGCAGCCCGGCGGCGTTCTGGATGCGACCAAGGAGCACGAGGACGCGCTGTTTGCGGCCAACCAGTTTTGGCGTCTGAACCCGAAGGCTGAGAATCTGAACAACCTGCCGCCCGGTTACTACGAGCAGCAGTTGGCGGGCAAGACGCTGGATTGGATTCAGTGCTATGCCGGCGCGAAGTATGTCTATGTGCAGGACGGTAAGCCGGTCTGGCATGAGTTCAGCGACAGCTTGATGGCGGCGGACTTGGAGATCGAGGTCGGCATGCCCGTGCACATCGGGCTGGACTTTGGCCTGACGCCTGCGGCGGTATTCGGGCAAAAGATGCCGAACGGGCGCTGGCACGTCGTGCATGAACTCGTGGCGTTTGATATGGGGTTGGAGCGGTTCGCGCATCATTTGATGGCTGACATCAGCACCAAGTTCCCGAAGTCTGAGGTGTTCATCTGGGGCGACCCGGCGGGCGGTAAGCGCGACGAAATCTTCGAGGTCACGGCGTTCGACCATTTGCGAACGCTTGGCCTGCGCGCGCAGCCTACGGCATCAAACGATTTCATGGTGCGCCGCGAGGCTGGCGCGATGCCGATGAACCGGCTGATCGACGGCAAGCCCGGCCTGCTTGTGTCGAAGGATTGTCACCGCACACGCAAGTCGCTTGCGGGCGGGTATCATTTCAAACGTATGGCGATTGGTGCCGGGCAGGAACGGTTCCGTGACGTGCCGTCGAAGAACGAGCATTCGCATGTCGGCGATGCGTACGGCTACCTGATGCTTGGCGGCGGCGAGCACCGCAAGCTGACGCGCAACCCGAACGGCAAGCCGTTGTTCCAGCAGGCGCAGGCTAATATGGATTTTAACGTGTTCGCCTAAAAAACTGGGGGCTGCCCCACACCGACAGCCCCCAAGTTTAGGGAGGAACCACACGGTAGCGCCAAGGAGAAAAACGCTACGACATGCGCAACTTTTATACCCCTACCGCCCGATGATTACAAGCAATATGAACGTCACGTTTGTGCCGTTTCACTGGGCGCACCCGTCAGCGATGGACATGCGCCCGTTCGAGCGCGCCTATTACAAGAACCTGCCGGACTATCAGGATCGGCTGAAGATGTACGCGCAGTGCGGACAGAGTTTGACGGCGATTTGCGACGGCGAAATCGCGTGCTGCTTTGGCGCAATACCGATCTGGCCGGGTGTCGCGGAGGCGTGGCTACTTACGTCATACATGGTTGATACAAGGGCTGTATCACTTACGCGCGGCGCTATACGATACTTCAACAATATTTGTAGCGAAATGAGCCTACATCGGTTGCAGATTACAGTAGATTGTGCAAATGATGTTGCAATCCGGTGGGCAAAAGCATTAAACTTCACTCAAGAAGGCGTCATGCGCAAGTATGGCCCCGATGGCTCCGACCATATTATGCTTGCAAGGATTCCGTAATGGGTGGACTTTTCTCAGCACCGAAGATGCCTGCCCCCGCTCAGGTAGCGCCGGAGACGACGGCGGCGCAAGACCGGCAGGAGGCGCGCCTCGCAGAGCAGGAGCGCGAACAGCAGGCGCGTCTGGCTGCGCAGCGTCGCGCACGCCAGATTGGCGGCCAGCGTATGCTGCTTTCTCAGGAGCGTGAGAACGCGCAGACCGGCATTCAAACTACGTTGGGGGTCGGATGATGGGCGGTGTAGCGCCAAAAATAGTAACGGGATGGGCGCAGGCGGTTTCGGGAAAAAAAATTGGAGACGGCGGCGGCATGGAATTTGTCGGCGGCGATAGGCCTCAAATGTTTCCAGAAAAAACGCCTACCGCTAATCCAGTCCAATCCACGCAGGAGGCGCGGCAACGCGCCGCTCGCTCACGCGCTCGTCTCACGGGTCGTCCTTTGCTTGGACCGGGCGGTTCGCGGCGCGACGAGGGCTTGCAGACCACGTTGGGAATCGGATGATGGGTGGTGTAATCTCAAAGCCGAAAGCGCCGGCACCGGCACCGGCACCAGCGCCCGCTCCTGTAGCGCCCCCGCCCGCTCCCGTGCAATCCACACGAGAGGAGCGCCAGATTGCCGCTCGGCGGCGCGCCCGCATGTCGGGCCGCGCCCTTCTCGGGACGCAAGCTGAGGCCGCCGGTCAGGAAATTCAGACGACGCTTGGAGTTGGCTGATGCCCTTGAAAGAAGGCAAGTCGGACAAGACGGTCGGCAAGAACATCAAGATGTTGATGGCCGAAGGCCGGCCCATGAAGCAGGCGGTGGCGATTGCCATGCGCAAGGCCGGCAAGCCTAAGCCGCAGGACATGAAGTAGTTGGTCAAGAAAGCCTACCAGAATCCCTCAGGCGGCCTGAATGAAGCGGGCCGCCGCCACTTCGAGCGCAAGGAAGGGGGTGATCTAAAGGCTCCGGTGAAGTCGGGTACGAACCCGCGCCGGGTTTCTTTTGCTGCGCGGTTTGCCGGCATGGACGGCCCGATGAAAAACGAGAAGGGTGAACCTACGCGCCTTGCACTTGCGCTGCGGGCTTGGGGTTTTGGATCAAAGGAAGCCGCCGCTAATTTTGCCGCGCGCCACAAAAAGAGTTAGCCATGCTCACCGTCGAACAGATTATGAAGCGCCACGATCTGGCACAGCGTCGCAAGGATAACTGGCGTCAGATTTACGAGGATTGCTACGAGTTCGCGCTGCCGCAGCGGAACCTGTACGACGGCTACTATGAGGGCGGCGGCTCACCCGGTCAGAACAAGATGTCGCGCGTGTTCGACAGCACCGCGATCAACGCGACGCAGCGTTTTGCAAACCGCATTCAAGCTGGCCTGTTCCCGCCGTATGGCCGCTGGTGTCGTCTTGAGCCCGGTCCCGATATTCCATTGGATCGCCAGCTTGAGGCGCAAGCTGCGTTGGACATGTATAGCGAGAAGATGTTCTCGCTGTTGCGCCAATCGAACTTTGATCTGGCTATGGGCGAGTTCCTCATGGACCTCGCGGTCGGCACCGCCGTCATGCTGGTCCAGCCCGGCGATGACATGACGCCGATCCGCTTCACTGCGGTTCCGCAGTATCTTGTAGCCATCGAAGAGGGCGCGCACGGCAAGGTCGATAATGTCTATCGACGGATGCGCCTGAAGGCGGAAGCGATTCAGCAGCATTGGCCGGACGCGGACATTCCGGTTCGTCTGGCGCAAATGATTAGCGAGAAGCCGACCGACGAGATCGAGCTGATCGAGGCAACCATCCTCGACGTGCAGCGCGGTGACTTTGACTACTGCGTGATCTGGCCGCAGGGCAAAGAGCGGCTGCTTCATCGCAAGATGATTTCATCGCCGTGGATTGTGGCCCGTTACATGAAAGTGGCCGGCGAAATTTACGGACGCGGCCCGCTCGTCACGGCAATTCCCGACATCAAGACGCTCAACAAGACGCTCGAACTCCTGCTGAAGAACGCCTCGCTTTCTATTGCAGGCGTCTACACGGCTGCGGATGACGGCGTGCTGAACCCACAGACGATCCGCATCGTGCCGGGTGCGATCATTCCCGTCGCGCGCAATGGCGGGCCACAGGGCGAAAGCCTGCGCATGCTTCCGCGTTCAGGTGACTTCAACGTGTCGCAGATCGTGATTAACGACTTGCGCATGAACATCAAGAAAATCCTTCTTGATGACACACTGCCGCCCGACAATATGTCGGCGCGTTCTGCGACGGAGATCGCCGAACGTATGAAGGAACTGGCGCAGAACCTCGGCTCTGCATTCGGTCGCCTGATTACCGAGACGATGGTGCCGCTTATCGCGCGCATCCTCTATGTCATGGACGAGCGTGGTCTGATTGAGATGCCGCTGCGCGTCAATGGGCTTGAGGTTAAGGTTACGCCGGTGTCGCCGATTGCGCAGGCGCAGAACATGGGCGACATCGAGAAGATCACGCAATGGGTCCAGCTTTCCTCGGCACTTGGGCCGGAGGGGCAGATGGCCCCACGTATGGGTGCCATTGCCGATTACGTCGCTGACAAACTTGGCGTTCCTGCCGAACTGCGCACGTCGCCGCAGGAACGGCAGCAGATGGCCGAGCAGGCCATGCAGATGGCGCAGATGGCCGCCGAGCAGCAAGGCATTATTCCGCCGCAGCAATAAGGTAGACGATGAGCCTAACGGAAGGGTGGGACGGTCTCCGGCAAGTTGAGCCGGAGTTTCGTCGCACGAACCAGCAGGAGCAGGACGATGTTGATCGCCTGTACCTGCGCGTATTCGGCAGTGATGACGGGCAGAAACTTTTGACGCATCTGCGCGCACTGACGATAGAGCAGCCCACGTGGTATCCCGGCGAAGACGCTTCGCACGGTTATGCCAGAGAGGGGCAAAACTCACTAGTCCGCGAAATAGAGCGGCGCATTAAAAGGGCAACAGAACTATGACTGACACTGACGGACTGCTGGCCGACGCTCAACCGAGCGACGATAACCAGCAGGAAGCACAGGAAAGCATCTCCCACATTGAACCCGGAACGCAGACACTCCAGCCTGCGACGCAGGAGACCAGCAATGAGGACGCCGAACCCGTTGTCCGCCCTGACTGGTATCCTGAGAAATTCTGGTCCGAAGAAGACGGGCCAGACCTTGAGAACCTTGTCAAATCCTATAACGAGTTGCAGAAGAAGTTCTCTCAAGGAAAACACAAGTCTCCAGAAAGCTATGACGAGGCCATATTCCGTGACGCCGGAATCGCTGAAGACGATGCACTCTTGTCCTCCTACCGCGATTGGGCCAAGCAGAATGGCGTTAGCCAAGCAGCTTTTGAGGATTTGGCGGGCAAGTTTATCGAAATGGCTGGCACAGAGGCGCAGCAGGCCAAGATCAGCTACGAGACTGAGTTCAAGAAACTGGGGCCTAACGCGGACGCGACGATTAAGTCGATGACCGATTGGGCGCAAGGTCTTGTTCGTAAAGGTGTGTGGGGGCAGACGGACTTTGAGGAATTCAAGATCATGGGCGGAACCGCCGATGGTCTACGCGCCTTGCAGAAAATCCGTTCGTATTACGGCGATCAGTCTGTTCCAGTTGATGTTGCGCCGACGAGTGAAGGCCCGTCGCGCGAGGAACTGATGGCAATGGTCGGCAAGCCTGAGTACGTCAGCGACCCGGCCTACCGCGCCAAGGTCGAAAAGATGTTTGAGAGAATGTACGGAAATGATCCGTACAGCCCATCCTGACGTATAGAATAATGTTATAAGAAAGTGGGTCGGGTATTTACCCGGCCCATTTTTTTGCATATATTCGTAATTGCGGACAACCGTAAGGCCCGCAAAACCCGCCGTGGGAGAGGGCGTAAACCATCCAAGCCGCAGCCCGTTACAGGATACCTGCTTGGCGAACTCAACTTGAACCCTCTACGAAAGGAATAGGAAATGGCTCAGGGCATTTCTAACGCTTTCGTTCAGTTGTTCGATGCGGAAGTCAAACAGGCGTATCAGGCGTCGCGTGCGCTTGCCGGTGTGACCCGCGAACGGGCAAATGTCGAAGGCAATCAGGTGAAGTTCCCGAAGATCGGGAAAGGCACCGCTACGGTTCGTGTTCCCCAGACTGATGTCACTCCGCTGAACGTGTCCTACTCGCAGGTCACGGCCAGCATGTCGGACTACATCGCTGCTGAATACTCGGACATTTTCCATCAGGCCAAGGTCAACTTTGACGAGCGCCGGGAACTTGTCAGCGTTGTCGGTAATGCGATTGGTCGTCGTATGGACCAGCTTGTCATTGACGCGCTCAATGCGGCTTCGTCCCCCTCGACGGTCGGCACCGACATCGGTGGCGTTGGCACGAACATGAATCTTGCCAAACTCCTCGCCGCCAAGAAGGCGCTGGACACGAAGAACGTGCCGATGGAAGGTCGCGCGATCATCATCCACGCCAACGGTCTGGCTTCGCTGCTGGACGAGACTGAACTGACCAGCGGCGATTTCGCCACTGTGAAGGCTCTCGTTCGTGGCGAGATCGACACGTTCCTTGGCTTTAAGTTCATCACCCTTGGTGATCGTGACGAAGGTGGCCTGCCGCTGCCGTCCACCCGCACCAGCTTCGCGTTCCATCGCGATGCGGTCGGTCTGGGCATCAGCATGAACCAGAAGACCGAGATCAACTACGTCCCCGAAAAGACGTCGTTCCTCGTGTCCTCCATGTTCTCGGCTGGCGCTATCGCCATTGACGATGAAGGCATCGTCAAGATCAGCAGCACCGAGTAAGGAGGATTAGATCATGGCTTTTGATTCCGCTGGTCTCGGCGTTGTTTCGGCCTCGAAGAAGGGTAATGCTCCTAGCATCTACACCTATCAGACCGCCGATACGATTGCTGACGTAAACACCGCTGGTTATTTCAATAGCATTTCGAACACCCTCGCGGTGGGCGACCTGATCTATTGCGTGACCTCGACTGGTGGCACGCGCGTTAGCACGCTTACTCAGGTTCTGTCGAACTCGGGTGGCGTTGTTGACGTTGCGGACGGCACGACGCTGGCCGCCACCGACAGCGACTAATAAGTGCGGGGCGGGAGCAATCCCGCCCCAAACTTAATGAGGTAAGCGATGGCCGCAGGCGATACCAAACTCTCGATTTGTTCTGACGCGCTCATCATGCTTGGTGCGTCGCCGGTCTCAAGTTTTAGTGAAGGCACGGATGAGGCGCAGGTCGCCGACCGCCTTTACGACGACATCCGCGACACGCTGTTAATGCAGTATCCGTATAGCTGGTCGATCAAGAAGGAGGCGTTGGCCCGCCTTCTTGATGCGCCGAAAACAGAATGGCGCTACAAGTATCAACTTCCCGGCGACATCATTGGTAACCCGAAGGCCGTCTTCATCAGCAGCGCAGCGGGCGCGTCCCCCGCGCGCGATTTCGACATCTACGGCACGGCGCTGTACAGCAATTACGAAAGCATCTGGATTGATTACCAGTACGTTCCGGAGCCCGCCTTCTTCCCGCCGTACTTCGTCAATCTACTCAAACACGCGCTGGCTGCGGCATTTGCCGAGCCGATCACGGACCAGATCACGAAGGCTGATTACTACCATCGCCTGACGTATGGCGCGCCGGAACAGAACATGCGTGGCGGTCTGGTCCGCGTGGCAATGAACATCGACGGCGTTGACAGGCCACCGCAGAACATCATGGACTTCCCGCTGACGGATGTACGTGGATGAGCCGCATCATTCAAATTCAGAATGATTTCACGTCCGGTGAACTAGACCCAAAACTGCGCGCCCGCACCGACATCGCGCAATATCAGTCTGGTCTGACGACCGCGCGCAATGTTTCCATTCAGCCGCAGGGTGGCGCGCGTCGGCGCGACGGCACGAAGTTCATCTATCAACTTGACGCCGGTGCGGGCAATGCGGTGCGCATGGTCGCGTTTGAGTTCAGCACGAGCGATAGCTACATGCTCGTTTTTACGCCGGGCCGCATGTATGTTTTCAAGAACGGCGCGCTGGTCCCGAACATCAACGGCAGCGGAAATGATTATCTTGCCGTAGCTAGTCTGACTGCGGCGATTATCCCCGAGATGAACTGGACGCAAAGCGCCGACACAGTAATCATCGTGCATGAAGACCTGCCGCCGCTAAAGATTTTGCGCGGTGCTACGGACGCCTCGTGGACGGCAAGCAGTCTGGAATTCACATTCATTCCAAAATATGCGTATGAGTTTGATACTCACGAGCCGCAATTTTCAATTACGCCATCCGCCGCCAGCGGGAACATCACCATTACCGCGTCTGGCGTCACGACTGACACCGGGAATGCTCAAGCGGGGACGATCAGCACGATCACCTTGAAGTCGGCCTCCAGCTTTACATCGGACGACCAGCCCAACGGAATGTATGTTGCAATCACGTCTGGCGCCGGATCGGGGCAAACGAGGCACGTTGAGGACTACGTGGCTTCGACCAAGGTGCTGACTGTCTACCCGGACTGGGACACCGCCCCAGACAATACGTCGTCTTATGAAGTTAAAGCGTTTAAGCCTGCCGCCGTAAATGAATACATCTCCGTGCTTAACGGCTTTGGCTATGCGCGAATTGTCGAGTACGTGTCGGACACTTCCGTGCGCGCCTTTGTCGAAGTTCCGTTTTTTGACACAAGCGCCATCGCCGCCGGCAACTGGCAAAGCGAGCACGGCTACGAGGATGCGTGGTCTGATGCTAGAGGATGGCCGCGCAGCGCAACTTTCCATGAGGGCCGGCTGTACTTCGGCGGCGCTAAGTCGTTGCCGTCTACAATATGGGGGTCGCGCGTAGCTAGCTTCTTTGACTTTGCGCCCAATGAGTCATTGGACGACGACGCGGTAGAGGCCACCCTCGACACCGGCACCTTTAACGCCATTGTCGATGTTTATTCAGGCCGCCACCTCCAAGTGTTCACGACGGGCGGCGAGTTCTATGTGCCGCAGGCACTGGATGAACCGATCACGCCCGCCACGTTGATCGTCAAACAGCAGTCTTCGTACGGCATGAAGCCGGGAATACGTGTGCAAAACATCGACGGCGCATCAATGTTTGTGCAGCGTCAGGGTAAGTCACTTCAGGATTTCGTCTACACCGACGTTCAGAACGCCTACACGTCTGCCAAGATTTCACTGCTATCGTCCCATTTGCTGAAGTCTCCTAGCGAGATGGCGACGCGAGTTTCGACACGAACTGACGAGGGCGACCGCCTGCTGATCGTGAACGACGACGACGGCTCTATCGCTTGTTACACTTTGTTGCGCTCTCAGAACGTCATTGCGCCGAGTGAATGGACGACAAGCGGGCAATTCCTTAGCATCGGCGTCGATGTAGACGACATCTATACCGTCGTGAAACGAACGGTGAATGGGAGTGCGGTGTACTATGTTGAACTTTTCGATTCAGACACCCTTCTTGACTCAGCCAAAACGGGCGGCGCTGCGGCTTCTGTCGCGATGTCTCACCTTGAAGCGGCGACTGTCAAGATCATTCGAGATGGCGTGGTCGAACCTGACCAAATTGTTCCAGCGTCTCCGTACACAGTTACGTTTGAGGTGGCTGCGACTGAAAGCTATCAGGTAGGTTTGAACTTCACGCCAGAGATCAAGACGCTACCGACGGAGCCGCGATTGTCCAGTGGCTCGCTGCGCGGCTTTAAGAAGCGCATCTTTGAGGTCAACGCTGAAGTTTTTGAAACGCAAGCTATGACGATCAATGGCAGAGAGATACCGTTTCGTCGTTTTGGTGTTGGCCTGCTGGATCAGGATGTGCCGGAGTTTACCGGCATCAAGACGCTGCACGGCATCTTGGGTTACAATTATGACGGTCAGATCACAATCGGCCAATCTGTGCCGTTGAAGATGACGCTGTTGGGGATCGACTACAAACTAAGCGCGGGGCAGTAAGATGGCGGCTGCACTTCCATTCATCGGCGTGGCCGTGTCTGCCGTATCTGCATTCGGACAGATACAGGCTGGCAGAGCGCAAGCAAATGGTCTTGCCCAACAGGCCGCAATGGCGCAGGTGCAGGCTCGCGGTGAGGCGCTGAAGTACAGGGAACAAGGCGTTGATGTTTTGCGCAACATTGTGCGTACTCGCGCTACTATTCGCGCCAGAGCCGCAGCCGGCGGAATCGACCCGTTTTCCGGTAGTGCGGACGCGCTTTCTACCTTTGCAATGACGGAAGGCGCTAGAGAACTTTATGTCACGCGCGAAAATGAAATCATTGCCCGAGAAGGTGGCTCAATACAATCAAGTCTTCTGATGCAGCAAAGCAAATCGGCATACAATGGCGGTATCTTTGGTGCAATCGGCACCTTGGGAAGCGCCGCGTTGTCGTTCAGCAAGATCGGCGGTCCGCCCGCCGGCGGCGCGCCCGCTGGCGGGACTAAATAGAGGCAAGTCATGGCTGAACTCCCACGCTATCGTCCTCTCGGTGTCGCCCTCGCGCCGGCCCCGCGTATTGATTACGCTGGTGCCGGTGCCGTGGAGGCGCGCGGCTGGCAGAACATGTCTCAGGCGCTCGACCGCATGTCTGCTTATGTTTTTGAGAAAGCAGGAGAGCAGGCAAAAATAAGTGGCGCAGAGCGTGGCGCAAAGGAAGCGCCGCAGGTTCTCCGTGAACTTATGGGCCGAGACAGGGCGGACTTTACTATCTATGAGCAGGCGGCTTACGAAACAGCCGTAAAAACATTTAGCGTAGATGTCGAGGCTCAGGCCCGACGCACAATGGGAGAAATTATTCTTCGCTCTAATGAGGAAGGCGTCGCGCCAGAGGTGTTGGATGCGCGCCTGACCGACGCGATTGATGGTTTCTCGGACAGCATAAATATGCTGTCGCCAGACGAAGCAAACTCCTTAAAGGGGCGACTTTCTTCCGTTCGTGACGCTCAGTACCTCAAAGCCAGTGAGCGGCAGATTGAGTTACGCAACGAGCAAAAAAGGTCTGACGCCCTTTTGGTGGTGGACGACATTGGGCGCGCCATTGAAGATTTGGGTAGTGCCGGCGTGCCGCCGGAACGCCTTGAAAGAGAGTTAAACGATCTTCGTGCCACGATGGCCGTGTCCGGCTTTTCCTCGTCCGAGATTGCAAGAACTGAAATCTCCCTTAGGGAAAGATTCCATGTCGCTCGCCTGACCGGCGAGTTCGATAAATTACAAACGCCAGAACAGCGCGTTGCGTTTGTTAATGAACTTCAAAAACAGAAAGTTACCGGCGGCCCTCTTGTAGAGGGTCTTGACGACAGGATCGTCAAGCCGCTTGTTACGAGTTTCATCAATGCGGTCAAAGCCGATCAGGCCGCAGTCAAATCAGAAGTATCTGATTTGCGGGTGAAAGTTCGGGAGTCGGTAACCGCTATTGTAGATAAGGGTTTTTCCCCGGAGGCCGGCGTCACCATTAGCTTGCGCAGGCAAGCCGCAGCCCTTGCGGCGCGTGGCGGCGATGTAAGCGATATCACGGAGGCGCTGGACAACGCGCAGCAAGATGCGGCGTATTATCGTTCATTGAATCCTATGAATCTCGGCGAACTCACCCAAGAACAACGTGAGTTAGAGCGCGCGGTACGTGACGGCGCAACGCCCCAAGAGGCGCGCCGCTTGCAAATCGTCAAATCTCGCGTATCCGGGTTGCGCGAGACACTTAATCGTGACCCTCTTTCTTGGGCCAAATCTACCGGCCAAATGCCCGACGAGAACATTGTCGCTAGGTTGTCTTCGTCTCCGCCAGATCAATGGCAAGCGATTCTGGACCGGCGCGTCAAGCAGGCGGTTTCTTTCCGTGGATCGCAGAACCTCAAGGGCGACTTGCTTATATTTGACCTTGAAGAAAGCATCGCGCTTGCCCGTTTTCTCGAAGAAGCGCCGCTCGACAATCAGATTAGACTTATTGCTGGCTTGAACGACGGTATGGGAATTTATTCATATTCCGCCTTCAAACAGATTTCCGACTCTGCCCCGGTCGTGGCCCATGCGGCTGGACTTCTTAACGCCGGAAGCAGCCCGCGCGTTGTAGCAGATCTTCTGCGGGGCAATGCGTTGCTAAAGGAAAAAGCGGCCCTGAAGATGTCGACAGATCGGGCCGATAAGGTAACAGCCGCCATCGCCTTGCTTGGTGGCAATCTGGTCAGAACACCAAAACTGCAAGCAAGTATCTTGGCTGGCGCAGACGCTCTTTATGCCGCGACCGGACTAACCGAGTATGACGCCAGTGAGTATCAGAAGGCGCTTCAATTGTCTGCGGGCGGCAGATATTCAGCCGATGGCGATCTATATGGCGGAATAGCCAAGTACAGGCAAAGTGCCATCATTATTCCTAATAATATCAAGAATGATGATCTGGAAAATTTATTGGACAAGATGACGCAAGAGGAGTTCTTGCAAGTTTCCAATAACAACGGAATGATGCCTGTCGCGCAAGATGGATCGGCAGTCGGATGGGAACGTCTAAAGGACAATCTGAGCCTTGTCAGCGTTGAAGATGGCGTCGTCGCTGTAAAAATGCGTTTGGGCGATCAAACATTTGATCCTTTAACGCTAGACGGAAGCGAGTTCCAAATCGATCTGCGTTCCTTGGCTGACCTGATTGCCAGCAGGCCGGTCGTTATTGAGGAACCCGTCGTTAAAATTGGTCTGCCGGAAGACCGGCAGGGAGAAGTCGTTGGCGGGCCGCAGTCAATGGAGTTGCCGCAAGCTGCGGCTGAGGCGGCGCGAGGTCCGTTGCAAGACTTCTCGAAAACCATGACTGACATAGCAAAAAGCCTGCGCGGTCAATAGCATGTCTTTTTTCTACGATAAGCCTGACGCATCGAAATATGCCCTTCGCCCGGTCGAGAACGGCGGCGAAGAAGTTGGGTTCGTGGAAGGGCTGGAATATGGGTATGCTTACGCCACAAAGGTAGACAACGCTGACGCTTATAATGAACTTTTGAAAGAGCAGATGCAGTCTATCATTGATGTCATACAAGAGCGATCAGGGGAAACATTTGTCAACCCCGCCAATTGGTACGGTATGTCTGATAGCGAAGGCGGCATGGAGAAGAATCGCGCTTTTGCTATGGACCGAGTTCTCAGCCACATACGAACAAGTCCTGATTTGTATCCAGAATACCAAGACATTGATCTTGACACTATTGATCAAAAGATTAAGCAGGAAGCATTGGCGGAAGTAGAGCGCAACAAGGAAGCGCGGAAACGCGAATGGACTTGGCGGGGTTACGCCGGGGAGTTGTCCGGCACCGTGGCCGGAACACTTGTTGACGACACATTTTTTGAATTGAATGCCACGTTGGCGCGTCTTTACGCGCCAGCGTCGTCGCTGTGGCGCACTGTAATGAAGGACACCATCCTCAGTGCAGGCACTGAGGCAATAATGCAAACCGAAGTCAAGAAATGGTACGAAGAACTCGGGCTTGATTATGGGTACGATGAATTTGTTGAGAATGTAGGCGCCGCTGGACTCTTAGGCGGCGCACTTCCCGTCGTCGGTCGCGGTATTGCCATTACGGCCAGCAAGGCAAAAAACGGTATCAAGGCATTTACGGACGCCGGCCACATCAGCCCTAAGGATGCTGACATCCTGAATGATATGGTGGACAGGGAAGTCTCTTTGCAAGAGCGTCCGCCGGGTGTTGAGGTTGACAACATTGAGCATCTTCAAAAAATCGAAGATGCGGCAAGAGATGTTTCCATCGGGCGCATTCCGGGCGATCCTGACGCGCCGTCCTACGACGACCCTTTGCCGACCGTGCAGGATATAGATGACATACAGCCAGAATCTTACATGTCCTTTATAGATGACCTCGCTGATGCCGACGAAGTTGTGTTCGATCTCCCAGATGATGCTGGTTTTGTCACGATGAGTGGCGCGCAGATTAAGCAGGAAATTGCGCAAGACACGTCTATGCTGGATCGACTTAGAGGGTGCGTCATACGATGAGCTTCCTAGACTGCATCAATAATGGCGAAAAAGAAGGAAACCTGACGGCGGAACAGGCTGAGAAGGCGCGCCGTTTGTACGCTTCGTTTGAAGCGGAAAATCGCGGCCTAATGGCCGGAGAGGAAGCCGCCGCAAAGGCGAGTCAAGAGACTTTTGACGCTTTGGAAAAAGAGGCCAAGGAGCGTGTCCGTAGAACCGCACTGCAACGGAAAGCGCAAAGGCGTGTTCTTGAAGACATTGACTCGTTCAAGGGGGCGACAGCAAGCGACGGCATGACACATATCGTTGAGCGGGATGGCTCTGGCAAGGCCGCTTACTCTAATTTGGCCTCGCGGCGAGAGGCCATTCGCGGCTTTGCTCATGCCAAAATGGACAACATTTTAGGCAGATTGAAAAAGACAGTTGTCCTTGGCCGCACGACGCGCGCGCAGAAAGCAGAAAGTCTTGATCTTGTTAGAGAGCTTTTCGATGTAGACACCGGAAATGCTTCTGCGAAGGAAATGGCGCAGGCATGGAAGGATGTTTCGGAATGGCTCCGTACCCGGTTTAACGCGGCGGGCGGCAGTATCCCAAAACGTCTTGATTGGGGCATGCCGCAAAATCACGACAGCATTAAAGTGGGGAAGGCAACCGAAGAAGAATGGATTGCCTACATTGAGGACAAGCTGGACTGGCAGAAGATGGTTGACGAGACCACTGGCCGTCCTATTGCTGAGGCGGACAAACGGGAATTGCTGCAAAAAATAAGGCAGACAATCGTCACGGAAGGTTTCAACAAGATAAGCGACGAAGGACCGGTGATGGGGAGGTCTCTCGCGCGGCGCAGGCAGGATCACCGTTTTCTTGTATTCAAGAGCGCAGAAGATTGGCTGTCCTACCAAGACAAGTTTGGCTCTGGCGATGCGTTCAATATAATGATGAATCACATCGACGGGATGGCGCGCGACATTGCCATGCTTCAAATTCTAGGGCCAAACCCAAATTCCACGGTTAGGCTGATGAAGCAGCAGGTGGAGAAAAAGTCGCGCCTCGCGGACGCAAGGGCCGGCACTCGGAAAAACATTGATGCGTACCGCAAGAACGAAAATGCGTTTGACGAGATGTATGGCATATTCACCGGAACCGGATTAGCGCCGGTGAATGAAAAGCTGGCGTTAGGTTTTTCCGGTCTAGGGGAACTACTGAGCGCAGCGCAATTAGGCTCTACGGCCCTCTTGGCTATATTCACGGACACTGCCAACGCTCGTATGCAGGCGCGTATCGCAGGAATGCCGCAGGCGCGGCTTATTGGGCGTGTCGCGCAGATGGCAGTCGCTAACAAGATGACCAAACAAGAGGCCATACGAGCCGGACTCGTGGCGGAGAACTGGTCTGCTGTCGCTTATGGGCAAACGCGCTATCTTGGCGACCTTCTTGGACCGGGCCTGACTAGGCGCATTTCCAACACCATGATGAATGTTTCGCTGCTATCTCCTTGGACTCAGGCTTCAAGGTGGGCGCATGGTGTTGAAGTTATGGGGTACATGGCGGACAACATTGGCCTGAATTTTGACGCCTTGCCTGACAAATTGCGCCGCAAATTAGACCAGTACGGCATTACGTCAGAAGATTGGGGCAATTTCAAAAAGGCTAAGTTGCATAAGTTTAAGGGCGCAACCTTGTTGCGCCCGACTGACGTGACCGACATCAGCGAGCAGTCGGCCTTCAAGTTTCTCGAAATGATCCAAAAGGAAACCGACCTAGCTATTCCAGTTTCTACCATACGTGCGCGTGCCGTATTACGCGGCTCGACGCGCCCCGGTACTTTGATCGGCAGCTTGGCCCAGTCTGCGGCGCAATATAAGAATTTTCCCGTTACGTTCTATACGAACAATATTCGGCAAATAACCAATCTTGATGCGACGAAACTTTCCCGCGCAGGCTACGCGGCTGAACTGATGGTCACATCCGTTCTAATGGGCGCTCTTGCTATGCAGTTCAAGGAAGTAGCAAAGGGGCGCAACCCCATTCCGATGTTTGACGAGCAGGGAAACCCAAACCTCAACTTCTGGGGAGCAGCCGTTCTTACCAGCGGTGGGCTTGGTATTTTCGGAGATTTCTTGTTTTCCAATGTCAACAGGATGGGGGGCGGGCTGGCTGAAACCGTCGCCGGTCCCGGCATCGGGTTCTTTTCTGATTTACGCAATCTTACGGTTGGCAATGTTCAGCAAGCGTTGTCTGGCGAGGACACCAAGGTGTTGCCGGAGACAGTCGAGTTCCTAGGTCGCTATTTGCCGGGTACATCTCTCTGGTATGCCCGCGCCGGGATTGAGCGCGTCATCTTGGACAATGTGCGGCGCATGTCTGACCCAGACGCAGAGGCCCGCTTCCGCAGAATGCGGCGCACACGGAAACGTGAGTATGGGCAGGATTATTGGTGGGGTCCGGGTGAAAGCCGTTGGACTGGCGATGCCAAAGACTTGCTGCCAAGACGAGCGCCGGACCTGAGTAGCATTGTGTCCGATCTACCACGCTAGAATTAGCGGCAGTGTTAAGGTAAAATCCTTCTCAAACGAGAGGCGCAGAGATGGCTAATTACAATATCAACGCGGTGACGCGGCGCGTGGTCTACAGCGGCTCTGCCGGTCTCGGGCCATACGCATTCACGTTTGAGATTCTGGAGCAGACCGATATTGCGGTCTACTTCAACGCGGCCAATCTGACGCTGACGACCGATTTCACCGTCACCATCAACGCGAACGGAACCGGCAGCATCACAATCGTGACCGGCACTAATGTGCCATCGACACCGACAGCCAGCGACCAGATCGTGATCGTAGGCTCTCGCGATATTGAGCGCACCACGGACTTTGTGACTGCCGGCGATTTCCCTGCTTCGTCCATCAACGAGCAGCTTGATAGCCAGATCATCATGATCCAGCAGGTCGCGGAGGAGAACCGTCGCGGCATGCGCGCGCCGATCTACGATCCTGCGCTGATCGAAGATGGCGGTGTCGTTGACATGACATTGCCGACGAAGGCGTCTCGCGCCGGCAAGGTGTTGGCGTTCGACAGCAACGGCAACCCGGCTGTCGGCGAGGACATCGGTAACTGGCGCGGCGATTGGGCAGCGGCGACCGCTTATACGGTGCGCGACCTTGTGCGCGATGCAAGCAACTCAAATGTGTACCGCTGCAACACGGCGCACACTTCTAGCGGCTCCGTGCCGCTGTCTTCCAACGCTGACATTGCTAAATGGGATTTGGTTATCAACGTGTCGGACGCGCAGGCTTATGCCGATGAGGCGGAAGCGTGGGCTGCCAAGACGGACGGCATTGTTGAGTCCACGGATTATTCCGCGAAGGCATGGTCGATTGGCGGCACGGGCGTCACCAGCACGGCATCGCGCGGCGCGGCGAAAGAGTGGGCAACGACGACCGGCTCGACAGTAGACGGCACCGAGTACAGCGCCAAGCATTACTCGCAGGCCGCTTCTTCCTCGGCGAGTAGCGCATCCTCCAGCGCGTCGGCTGCGTCCACCTCGGCCAGCAACGCTTCAACCAGCGCGTCGAACGCCTCGACCTCAGCGTCTAACGCGGCGACCAGCGCGTCTAACGCCGCATCCTCGGCCAGCAGCGCCTCGACCAGCGCGTCGAATGCGGCGAGTTCGGCCTCGGCTGCGGCTGCATCGGCTGCGTCAATCTCGCTGCCCCTCGCTGTGGCAAGCGGCGGCACCGGCGCGACCGACGTCGGCGACGCGCGCAGCAACCTCGGCCTCGTGATCGGCTCCGACGTACAGGCGTTCGACGCCGACACCGCAAAGACTGACGTTGCGCAGACATTCACGGTGAGTCAGCGCGGCACGATCACGACGGATAATGATCTCAGCTTCGACCTCAGTGTGACGAATAACTTCAAGTGTACCCCCAGCGGAACCGGCACGCTGACGTTCACGAATCACACCGCCGGTCAGTCGGGCAACATCTTGCTGATTAACACAGGCGGCCACGCGATCAGCCTCGCGGCGACGACCAAGGGTGACGCTAACTTGGCCACAACGATCTCGACTGCTGGCACCTACTGGCTCTCATACTATGACGACGGCACTAACGCCTACGTCACCACCAGCGCGGCGTTCGTCTAATGTCAATCATTCAAGGCAACACCAAGGTCTCGGCTGGCGGGACCACCATCGACCAGTCATTGCGGTTTAACGACGATGATTCGGCGTATCTTACAGACACGCTTGGAACTGCAACAGATTCGAACCGATGGACGTATTCAGTATGGGTAAAGCGCGGAGCATTGCCCGGAACTATAATGTCGCTTATCAATAGCAATTTTGCCGGAAACGATGCTGGGTTTTTGGCAATGTCGTTTGATACGAACAACACTTTTTACATGACAGGCTGGACTACTCGTTGGCGTCAAACGTCACAAGTATTTAGAGACCCTTCTGCTTGGTATCACATCATTGTTGCGGTTGATACAGATCAAGGAGTCGCCAATGATCGAATTAAAATTTATGTCAACGGTAGTCAGATAACTAGCTTTAGCACGACCAATAATCCCTCAAGCGGCGCGAACCTCGGACTGAATCAAGCTGCTGCACACGAGATTGGTCGAGATAACGGCGGCATTCGTTATTTTGATGGCTACATGGCCGAGATTAATTTCATTGACGGCCAAGCCCTAGCCCCTACTGACTTCGGTGAGTTCAACGACGACGGCGTGTGGATTGCGAAACGATTTGCCGGCGCATACGGAAACAACGGCTTCTACCTCACAGGCGAAGACTCCGCTGATCTTGGCGCTGATTACTCCGGCAACGGGAATGATTTCACGTCGTCAGGCTTGACGACAGCCGATCAGGTCACTGATACGCCGACTGAGAATTACTGTGTACTAAACGTGCTGAATGAATATGGCACATTAGGCACTATGGGGTGTTCGGATGGAAACCTTAGAAGTAGTCCGGGTGGCGCCAGCACTAATAAAGGTTGGCGTTCGACGATTGGCCCTACATCAGGCAAATGGTATTGCGAAGCCACTTTTACGGCAACGTTGTCTGACAATAACGGGGGTGTTGCTTTAACAACTGGAAGCGGTATTCCGGGCGAAACTAGCGACCCTACTGGCATTCGTTATATGGACTATGGAAACTGGCGACAAAACGGAGTTACTGTTGGTCTTCTCGCCGGTATTTATGTGAACGACGTGGTGATGATGGCGTTTGACGTGGACGCTGGGAAAGTCTGGTTTGGCAAAAACGGCTCGTGGTATGCAAGTGGTGATCCTGCAAATGGCCTCAACCCAATCAGCACTACTTGTCCTAGTCCAGCATTCCCTGCTTCGTATCATTATAACAATAATGCAATTACAACGTGGAATTTTGGTCAACTAGGCTTCACCTACACCCCGCCCACCGGCTTCTCAGCCCTGTCCACCGCGAACCTGCCTGAGCCGACGATCAAGGACGGCTCGGCTCATTTTAATGCCATTACCTACACAGGTGATGGAACAACAAGTCGTACAATTACTGGCGTTGGTTTTCAGCCTGATCTGGTGTGGATTAAATGTCGAAGTAACACTGAAAGCAACATTCTTACAGACGCTGTGCGAGGTATATCCGCCGGTCGATTAAAATCCGACAGCACGGCTGCGGAGGAGTCACAATCGTCAACCCCAACTGCAACATTGTCTGGTTTTGATTCAGATGGTTTTGTTGGCCCGAGTTCAACTCCGGGGAATATCAACGTCAATAGTAGAACGTATGTGGCACGGAACTGGTTAGCCGGGAACGGCACTGCGTCGAACACCGACGGCACCATCACGTCTACGGTGTCGGCTAATCAGACGGCTGGGTTTAGCATTGTTAGCTATACTGGTAACGGAACTGCCGGAGCAACCGTTGGTCATGGACTTGGTGTTGCTCCTGACATGCTGATTGTTAAAAACAGAGACGGTACTGAGCAGTGGATTGTTTATCACCAGTACAATGGTGGAACAAAATATCTGCTACTTAATGCGGGTAATGCTGTCGCCACATCTTCGGGGGCATGGAACAATACCGACCCAAGTAGCACAGTCGTCACATTAGGTGGTGGCGGGTTTGGTACAAATGTCAGCAGCAACGCGATGATTATGTATGCGTTTGCCGAAGTCGAAGGCTTCAGCAAATTCGGCAAATACATCGGCAACGGTAATGCTGATGGCCCCTTTGCTTGGTGCGGATTTAGACCTGCTTTTATTATGGTGAAAAACATCAACCAAGCAGTAGCGTGGGGCATGTTCGATAATAAACGAATTGGCTATAATGCTGATAACTTTATTCTTTATTCAAGTAACACAAACGCTGAAACAACTACTCAATTTGTCGATTTCTTATCAAATGGTTTTAAGTTGCGTAGAACAGGACAGGCTGAGAACGTCAACGGAAACACGCATATCTTCATGGCATTTGCCGAACACCCCTTCAAGTACGCCAACGCGAGGTGAGTAATCATGTGGCTGTTGAATAACAAAGTTATCCGCGAAGGCCGCGCGTTCACTGACGCAAGCGGCGTGTCGCACCCTGCTTCATGGGGCAGATACGACGCAACGATGAAAGCGTCTATCGGCCTTGTCGAGGTGGCGGTTCAGCCGAAGCCTGACGAGCGGTTCTACTGGGTGACCGGCCCGGCACTCGACGGCTCGTATACAGCGACGCCGCGCGAGCTTGATGACCGAAAAGAAGTAGACGATAACAACGATCCCATTTTGGGACCAGACGGCACTCAGATTGTAACACCGGGTCTTAAAACTCAGTGGATCAACCAGACCAAGGCGACGCAGGGCAGCCTGCTGGCGCAGACCGACTGGGCAATTGTGCGCAAGGCCGACACCGGCATCGAGGTGCCTGCCGCGATCCAGCAGTATCGTAACGAGGTGCGGCTTGCCGCCGGCATCATCGAGGACCGCATCGCACAGGCTGCTGATCTCGCCGCGTTCAAGGCGCTGTTCGACACGCCGGTTGACGGCAGCGGCGCGCCGACTGGCAACGCGCCGATCAACGACTGGCCGAAGGAGCCGCAATCATGATGCCCGGAATGTACATCATCAGCCTGCCCGAGCTGCTCATCATCTCGATGCTGCTAATCAACACCGCGATCCTCTTGCGTCGGAAGAAGTGACATGCGCGACGAAGCAATGAAGGCGGCAGGCGATGTGCTGTCGATCAGTGTCGTCGTCGGCACGCTGGCTGACTGGCTGCCTTCCGTCGCTGCGATCATCAGCATCGTGTGGGGCGCGATTCGCATTTATGAAACCGACACTGTGCAGCGGATGATCGGACGACGCTGATGTCGGAGATGGCAGTCGATATAAAGCTGCTGCTTACGCTGGCGGGGATGCTGGTCAGCGTGGTCGCCGCAGCAGCGGTCGCTCGCCGTGAGATTAAGCTGCTTGCCGATCAGGCCGGGGACATCGAGACGAGACTGCGCAGGCTAGATCAGCGCGTCGATAAACTGGAGAACGCGGTAGATCGTAGCGAGCAGCGTGTCAGCGTCCTGTCAGGCATGATGTCACCTGACACAATGGAGCGGCGGCACCGTGAGATCGAGCGGCTGCGTGTCGAGGTTGACCATTTGAAAAAGTTGATCTGCAAGTGAACGTCATCAAGTTCCAGCCGCAGCCAGAACGATACGAGATGCGATGCGGCGCTTGTGACGGCGCGCTGTTTACGTGGCACCTTGTCGGCGACCAGACCGTGCTGTGCTGTATGAGTTGCCCAGAGGAATATACACTTCCAAATGTGTATGACGTGGAGGCTGTAGAAAAAAAATGATCGGCGCCCTTATTCCGGCCATCTTGCCGCTCGTCAA